GTTAATTGCACAACCGTAACTAATTTTGGTACGGGTGATTATTCACTTACATTACCAGCAGGCTTAACTCCATCTATTCATAATGTTGTAGATGGCGGTTTACATCATGTGGCTACGGGTGCGCACTATATGTTAAGCATGGATATTGTACCTAGCACATCAACAGCAGAACTTTATTATCCACAATCAAATGGCACTATGGCGCGTATGGATCACAACAGTCCGCACACATTACAGACAGCCGATTTCTTTTATTTTACGGGTATGTATTTCCTTTCCTAAGTTATTATTAATACATGACACCTACTGAATGGCTTGGAATTTGCGTTGCCGTAAGCACCCTTGTGGGGTCGCTGGCAGTCGCAGTGCGCTTTCTTGTAAAGCATTATTTGTCAGAACTTAAACCCAATGGTGGTAGCAGTTTAAGAGATGAACAGAATAGGCAAGGTGACACAATCAAACGCCTAGAGGATCGCGTAGATGAAATCTATCGCCTGCTTGTTAATCGCTCTTAGCCTTACAGGGTGCGGGTATCAGGGGTGGGTGCGCTATCCGTGTCAAGAATATGAGAATTGGCAAAAGGCTGAGTGCCAACCACCGCAATGTGAAGCAATCGGGCAATGTACTAAAGACTTATTACCAGAAGTGGACACGGCAAATGGCTAAACGGCGTTTTACACCTGAAGAATTACACGCTCGCTTAATTGTAACTATTGGAATTATTCTTGCAATCGTTTTTGCTGGATCGGTATTTTCAATGCTTTATGCGTTGCTATTTATTACACAGCCTATGGCGCAAGCCCCTAATGATGCGGCGTTTATTGATCTGGTCAGTACCTTGTGCGTGTTTCTTACGGGTACACTGGCTGGAATACTCAGCGCAAACGGTCTAAAATCTAAACCAAAACCGCCACAGGAAGGTGAAACTGATGACACAAAGAAATGACTTCATTGAAGTTGCTAGGGCAGAAATAGGAACTATTGAAGGCCCTAAAGATAATGAAACTAAATACGGCAAATTTACTAAGGCTAACTTTTTGCCATGGTGCGGGTCTTTTGTTATGTGGTGTGCCAATGAAGTTGGCCTAAAAATCCCTAATTGCGTTTCAACTCTTGCTGGTGCTACCGCATTTCAAAAAACGGGCAGATGGCAAGACTCTGAAACGGCTACCCCTGAACCTGGAGATATTGTTTTTTTCAATTTTCCTGGCGGTAGAGAAATAGATCATGTAGGAATTGTGGTTAAAGACAATGGTGACGGCACAGTTGTGTGTGTAGAAGGAAATACAAGTTCAGACAAAAAAGGAGATCAGCGCAACGGCGGGGAAGTTTGCCGCAAAGTACGCGCTTACAAGAAGAAAAACGGCAGTAAAGTATTGCCATCAAAGACCGTAGTAATAGCGGGCTTTGGCAAACCAAAGTTTAAGGAGATCTAATGAACAGTCAATACAAAGCAATCCTAGAGTCTTATGGGCGCTCATTCATTGTGGCGGTTTTAGCCGTCATCAGCACAGGAGAAACTAGCGTAAAGGCTATTGCTCTTGGTGGATTAGTTGCCGTTGCTGGCCCTGCTATTAGAGCGCTCAACCCTAATGACGCAACATTTGGGCTAGTCGCAGACCGTGTAGATGCAGAACTAAAGAAAGCCACTAAGAAGGTTACAAAGAAAGCGCCTGCTAAAAAGACTAAGTAATTTTCCCAGGGGGGAAAGCACACCTGAGCAAGTGTCTAAACTGCTCCTTTACTGTACCCTTATGTGTAAGGCAAGGGGGCAATCATGGGTTTATTAGATCGTTTTGAAGAAATGATAGAAGCACAAAAACCAGTAGGTGTTTGCGCTTACATGAATATGTATGAGTCATTACCTGATAAAGAAAAACAGGCTATTGATATGGCTATTGCAAAAGGTTATTCACAAAATCTTATTATCAAAGCGCTCAGGGCTGAAGGTTACAAATGCAGTGCAGATACAATGAGATCACATTTCAAGGGCTTATGTAAGTGTCCAAAAAAGTAAATGAGATCCTTGCAGACAGGCAAGAAATTCATGGTGATGCAATAACTAACTTCACTATGATTGGGCGCATTTGGGGTGCGTTGCTTCAGATAGAGGACATTCCACCCCATGTTGTAGCGCTTATGTATGACGCTGGTAAATCGGTACGGTGCATGGCAAATCCACAGCATGAAGATAATTGGTTAGACAAACAGGGCTACACACATCACGGCATGGAGATAGCACATGAGTCTTAAAGATCGCTTTGATGAAATGCCAGAAGATATTGAGTCAGATGATGTAAAAGAATTACGGTCTGCAATGTTACGCTTGCAGAAACAATTAAAGCAATCTAAAGAACGCAATGAAGATTTAGTGTTTGCTACAAAGCAAGCGGCCTATGACGCTATGCTAACTTTTGGCAAGATAGTTCCAGTGCCAGAAGTAAAAATAGATAAACGCAAAACAAAATCTGAAGTAGCCCTATGGCACATGACGGATTGGCAAGGTGCTAAACGCACTACCAGTTACAACAGTGAAATTATGCGTACACGCGTATTAGAATTTGCAAAAAAAGCGGTGCGCATTACAGACATTCAACGCGCAGATCACCCAGTTAAAGAAGTTACTATTGCATTTGGCGGTGACATGGTTGAAGGTTTGTTTAATTTTCCTTCACAAGCATTTGAAATTGATAGCACTTTATTTGAACAATATGTAAATGTCAGCCGCCTGGTTGTAGATGTGGTGCGTTTTGCGCTGGCTAACTACGAAAAGGTTACGGTAGTGCCTGAATGGGGAAATCATGGGCGCATAGGATCAAAGCGTGACAATGTTCCCCGCTCAGATAACTTTGACCGTATGTGTTATGAATTGGCGCGTCAGTTGTTGGCAGGAGAAAAGCGCCTGACATGGCAAGAATGTCCTGAAGATATACAGCGCATAGAAATTGGTAACTATCGGGCGCTGTTAATTCATGGTGATGAAGTAGGCCGCAATGGTTTTGCTTCTCCTGGTGCGATTGTGCAACACGCAAACAAATGGCGCTCTGGATCTTACCCATGGGAATTTAGAGATGTTTACATTGGTCACTATCACACCCACGCAGAATGGGCTATGGCTAATGGTCAAGGCGCTGTTTACCAAACAGGATCTACTGAGTCAGACAATCGCTACGCAGGTGTCATGTTGGCGGCTAGTGCAACTCCTAGCCAACGCCTGCACTTTATTGATCCAGAAAAAGGCCGTGTAACTGCCGCCTATAAAATCTGGTTGGACTAACTGCGCTTCTGATTTTTTTGAATAAAAGGTGGGGCAGTGTAGGCAGATACTTTTGATGCTATTTCCATGGCTTCTAATGGCGTAGCCCCTGCATGTAAAGCGCCAATGGCAAAATCAGCACCAGAACCTACTGCATAGATGCCGTCAGCGCTTTTACTTACAGCCAAATCTTGATCTATGTCAAAAATTTGCCCATTGACCGCAATCAAAAAGTGAAAACGGTTCTCACCTGTTTCATCAAATGAATAATTATTTTCTAGTAAACATTTTCTTAAAGATGGCATAACTTTGACAATCATAAAATGGTATAAATCCTGTTTATCTTTTTCTGTAACAACTGGTGGGATCCAAATATGTTGCGCAATGTCGCAGGCCACTACTTCCCCTGCACCCGCTACTAATAGAGCGCCCCGTTTATTGATCTTGCTTACCGCAGGGTGACTAAACACGCGGCCTGCGGGATCCGTGACACGGCTATCAGCAACCAGAGAACAGCCGTCAGCCTTTTCTATGCCAATGATTGTGGTCATTTGATACCCCCCGTAGAACCCCATCTTCTCACGCCACGCCGTAATCCTTCAGGGTGCTTGTATTTGTCAGTGCCTATCCCTAAGATCTGCCCTAACCAGGAACCAAAAGGTTCCCCAACAGGAAGGCAAAAAATGGCAAATTACAAAGGCCCGCTAGATTACATTGATGTAGCCACAAGAATTGTGGAGTTCAGAGGAATTTACCCAACTGGCGCATTACAGCCATGGCGTGATCCTTATATTGCAGAAGTAAAAATGCCTGACGGAAGCATTAAATCTTTTATGGTTTACAGCGCCGCCGCTTATGGCTCACCAGAAGATAAATTACCTGGTGTTGGTTACGCATGGGAGCCAATCCCAGGGCCAACAAACTTCACCCGTGACTCTGAATTACAAAACGCTGAAACAGCCGCATGGGGCCGCGCTATGGTTGCCAAACTTGCTGTTGATACAAAGAAGGGCATTGCATCTTCAGAGGAAGTGCGAAACCGCCAGGTTCCTGATCGCCCCGCCGCAGTTGAGAAAAAGATTACGCCACCAACCCGCGTGTACTCAGATGATGAAGTCATATTGGCTACGGTGCTTGTAAAGAGCGTTGCTGAACAAACAGATGTTGAGCAGTTGCGCACAATATGGCAATCAAATCCTGATCTTTTAGATGCGCCTACTTTGAATGGCACATTAAAAGATGCAATCAACAACAAGAAGATTGAACTAGATGCAAAGGTAAACAAATGAGCAAAAAAGAAAACAAGTTTCAGCCGTCAGCAGGTTTTGTTGTAGCAGTACATCAGAACATGATGGGCATTAGAGCCGTGGCGCATGAACTAGATGTATTTCCTGAAGCGCTAGGTGAAGCAATGGATAAGGCAGGCTTTCAATTAGTGCCAGATCCTTTCAACCTTTCTAATGACGCAAGAAAGGTTATTGAATTACAGGCAAGGCATGAAACTAGCGGTATTCAACTTGTAAAGGAGCCATCTGATGACTCAAATAGTGACACCAGCACAGATTGAAAAACGGCTTTACGATTTATCAAAAGATATTGATGAAGCGCAACTTGATTTAAGTGATCAAGAGTTGATGTATCACACCGTAAAAACTCAATTTGAATTGGGCATGGCTAGAAGTCGCATGGAGTATGCAACTAAGTCAGCGCCTAACGGAAAGAATTACACGGTGCAAGAGCGTGAAGATATGGCGCTTTTAGATAATCAGCCCGCTTTTACTCAACTTAATTTGATGGAAGCGCGTGTAAAAGCATCTAGGGCCAATGTAAACCGCATCAAAACTCAGGTAGAAATTGCCCGTTCCATTGGTACATCAGTGCGCACCAGCATGGATCTAGCATGAAGATGTTATTGACCCTGTTTATTGGTGCGGGTGCTGGTTACATCATTTTCCGTATTGGTTTTCAGTTGGGCTTTACTACTGCACTAGCCCGTATGAACGCCATAATTATTCAAGTTCAAGATGTAATGCAAGATCTTAATGATCTGCAAAAGCAATGGACTGAAGATGATTTATGAGCCAATCATTTGAACAGCGCGTAGAAACGCTTAAAGAAACTTTGGCTACACGCTTTGGTTATGGTCGCAAGGAAGCAAAAGCCTTAGCGATAGAAGCGCTTACCAAATTAGATAACTATGTAAACACCCAGGAATTGATGATCAAGAGAATTAGGGAGTACCGCAAAAAATGATAGATCTACACGATATGGTGACAAAATCTTTGGAAGCCTATGACAGTTCCAGAGATAGATCTAAACAGGTTGAGATAGGCCCTAGCAGTATTGGTGGCTGTTCAAGGCGTGTTTGGCATGACTTGATGCAATCGCCAAAGATCAATGAAACTGAAAAGTTAGCCGCCATTTTAGGTACTTTTATTCACACTGGTTTTGAAGAAATCATGGTGCGCAATGATCCGTTTGGTGAAAATTATTTACAGGAGATTGAAGTAAGTCATGGTGATCTGCGCGGTCATTGTGATTTATTTATTAAAGATGAAGGTTTGGTTGTGGACTGGAAAACCATTAAGAAGAATGGTTTGCGTTATTTTGGTAGCCAACAACAGCGTTATCAAATCCATGTTTACGGCTGGCTTTTAGAGAAGAATGGTTATGCCGTAAAGGAAGTTGCATTGGTAGGTATTCCCCGTGATGGCAAGATGGAAGATATTACGGTTTTTAGGGAAGCCTATGATCCTGCATTGGCTGAAGAAGGCATTGCATGGTTAGACAATATAAAAAAGATGGTGGCAGATGGTTCCCCTGCACCCGCACCAGAAAAACGCGCAACATTCTGCAAAGACTATTGCCCGTACTTTGATGCGAAAGGGGAAGAAGGTTGCCCAAGTATGACGAAATAGATTGGGATAAGGCTGAGTGCAAGTCACTTCAAATCCCTACTGATCTTTTTTATTCTGTTGAAGAAGAAAGAAGCATTTTGCAATATGAATACATCAACTCATTGCGCTCTATCTGTACGGCCTGCCCAATATGGAAAGACTGCCTGACATACGCATTTGAAAATGAACAATACGGCGTTTGGGGTGGAATGACCAGTGTAGAGCGTGTATCTATGAAAGACCCTATGAAATATCCCAACCAGCGTAGCCGCGCACTATGGAATTTACGGCAGTTGGGCATAACTATTGCTGAGATTAAGGAGTGCATGAATGGAACCAGTTAGGCAGGTTTGGGGTGACAATAAACGGGAAGAAGTTGTGGCAAGAACTTTAGTTCAATACCAGCCCTGGAAATTGATAGCAACGCCTAAGTTTTATTTTACAGATTTTCATATTCAGCGCGTTTATGACGGCGGGCGTGAAAATTACATTGGTGATTTAGAGATCAAATGGCTTAACAGTTCTTCACAGTTCCCCGCCATTTTTCCATTTAATAAATTACAACAAATGATTATTGCACCGCCCTACACGGATAACGCTGAGTCATTTCATAGGATTTGTTTTAGGTTTTCTGATGGGCTTATGCTGGTTCCTGCTAAAAAATTAGCGCACCTGCAACCGCAACTACACACACGCAAAGACACTGATGAAACTGATTTAGTTGTATTTGTTAATGTAAGTGAGTTTCAAAATTATTTTAAGGCCGTAATTGTTAATGAAAGGTAATCAATGAGCATTATCAGATCACCCAGGCTTGAAAGTAACTTTTCTGTAATTTCTAATTCCGTTATTAGGGATAACCGATTGAGTTATAGAGCGCGTGGGGTATTACTAGAGATCCTTTCACGCCCTGATAACTGGCGTGTATCTGGTGACTCTTTGGCGCGATCAGGTAAGGAAGGCCGTGACGCAATTTTGACAGCGCTCAAAGAATTACGGGAATGTGGCTACATACGCACAGTGACCAACCGTTTACTCAACGGTACTTTTGAAACAATTAATTATGTTTATGACTCACCACAAGATGTAGTACCAAGCCCTGAAAATCCCACTACGGCTAGTGTTGAAGCACCGTACCCTGGAAAACCGACACCTGGAAAACCGCAGTTGGATAACCAGGGTTCTTTAGAAGAACTATCTAAGAAGAACTTAGATATAAACAATGAGTTTGAAATTTTTTGGAAGATTTATCCAAGAAAAGTTGCTAAGAAGTCTGCTGAAGCGGCATTTGCAAAAGCGGCTAAGCACACACCAGTAGCAGTGATCCTCACGGGGGCTGGAAGATATGCCAGAGATCCAAACAGGGTTGATGCCTATACAGCGCACCCTGCTACCTGGTTAAACGGTCACAGATGGCTTGATGACGCTTTACCGCTAAGAGAAAAAAGCGCTGAAGAAAAGAAGGCTGATGAATTACGGATTTCAAAAGAGAAAGAAGCCCGTGAACGCGTAGAAGCACAGAAATTTTTTGAAGAACAGGAAGCCGCCCGCGCTCGCGCCGTTCCTATGCCAGAAACATTACGGTCTTTATTGAAGAAGGTGTAACTGCATCAATTACGGATAACTGTTACCATTTATGTAATCATTACAACTGTAAGGAGTTGCAAAATGGCTACTATGGTAAAAGTTCAACCTATGCACCTTAATTGCGGTGATCAAATTGTTATTCAAAACAATGTTCACACAGTTAAATACATTGATGGGCCAGACCGTATTGGTACTTATGATGTAAATGTGATTGATGAAAACGGAAATTCTCACATTGAACTTGTAACAGACATGGTTACAATTATTGTGTGATTAATTTTTTTGTTGATGGGCAACCGATCCCACAAGGATCAATGAAAGTCATCAACGGTTATGTGATCCATTCACAAGGATCCGCGCTGGCGGCGTGGCGATCTGCTATCGGTTTATCCGCAAAAACCGCAGGAGCAAAACCACATACAGAGCCAGTAGAAATAAACATGGTGTTCACAATGGCTAGGCCGCGCACAGTGACGCGTTCAGAGCCTTCCGTAGCCCCTGACCTGGACAAACTCATTAGAGCGGTCTTAGACGGCCTTACAGCCGTTGCCTACCGTGATGACGGGCAAGTGACCTGCATCACCGCTTCCAAGATCTATGGGGAGCGCCCAGGCGTAAGCGTAAGCGTAGGGGCAAAAATTCCACAAAACTTGCAATAAATGTTGCGCTTTTTCTTTTTATGGGTTTAAGATTGACCCATAGCCCCAGAGTGGGGCAAAGAAAGAAGGCGCAAGATGGCTACAACAACAGTAAAGATCCAAGCAGGAGAGTCACCAAATTTTGCAGATGCAAAATCAAATGTTGGTGCAACAGAAAATTATTGTATTCAGTGCGGGCGCAAAGTTGGCGCTAACCCATGGTTTGTAGAAGTTATTGATGGCGGTTCAATCCGTTTACAAGATGGCACTGAAGCAGATGTAAACCACGCTGGCTACATGGGTTGCTGGCCTGTTGGCAATGAATGTGCAAAATCGTTTGCACCAAACCTTCTTTTCAAAATGAAAGGGGGCAACTAATCATGCGCGAGCGCACTTACATTTTTTATCCAGCGCCAGCAGGCGGCAAGTGGCATACCGTGGACAGAATGACGGGTGTTGCCACCTGCCACAACGCAATCATGGACACAAAGACCCCGCCTATTCATGTCAGCCCGTTCCAGACAGACATTCACCCCATGATCTGCCGCCGTTGCCTGGCTAAAAAATAACCTGAAAAGGTGCTTGTAATTGTTTCAATAATCCGTAATAATTATCCCAACCAAGGGGCATAAGCCCCCAAAACGAAAGAAGGCAAAAAATGGCTACAACTCAAATGGTGCAAATGCGTCAATATGTTTACAACACAGTTGATACAGAAAAATTAGAACTACTAGGCGATCATTCAACGATTGCAACAATTACAAAAGAAGAAGCATTGTTTCTTGCACAGCAATTAATTGCTTGCGCTATGGACAAAGAAACTGAAAATGTGCGCGTTGATTTTGAAATGCGTCACCCAATACGCATGGGAGAAGGCCCTAGCCTTAATTTGTATTTTGGTTCAAGCGGTTCTGTTAAGCCTAAGTTGCATTGGGCTATGGTTGAAGGCCATCAGATTTATGAAATGAGAGATGAACTAGAAGGGTTGGCAAACTAATGAAATGCGTATTGTGTGACGGTTCAACTCATGCTTTTGGGTTTTACATCAACAATTCTGCCAGAAGCATTTGCATCACTTGTTTCAACGCAATCAAGGAATTGAAGCATTATGCCCCAAATCCTTTTCAGAACTACCCAGTAAAGGAAAGCAAAAAATGAAGTTCAAAATAGAAATGTATGTGTACCAGGAAGAATTTTCTATTCCTGCCAACAAAAGCAAGTCAATGATTAACGCGTTACAGCGTGAAGCAG